GAGAGGCACCCGCTTCCGCTAGCGTCAGCGCCGAACCGCCCTAAACCCTTGCGCCGCAAGGAGTCTCACGTGAGTCTCAAATGAGACTCCCTTGAGACAGTTTAGAGGGGTTTAGCGGGAGTTAACTTAACGCTAGATCGATTTAACTTTGTGCTGGTCACGTTCGCTGAGTTTGCAGCGATCAGAGGGTGCAGCAAGGGTGCTGTGACTCATGCGACGAAGAGCAGGATCGCTGGCGCTGTTGTTGTGAAGGATGGGAAGCGCTGGCTGGATCGTGATCTGGCGTTGGAGCTGTGGAATAAGAACACGGTTGCCAATGCGCAAAGCAAGGTAAGCAGGCCGGATCCGGTGGAGGAGCCTGTGAGGGATGCGGATGAGTTGCGGCGTCGGGTGAATGGATTGCCAGATGATGCGATCCCGGACCTGAATGAGAGCAGGGCGAGGCGTGAGCACTACCAAGCGGAGCTGGCAAAGCTTCAGGTGACGCAGCAGCGTGGAGAGCTGGTGCCAGCTGAGGAGGTGAAGAAGGAGGCGTTTAAGGTTGGCCGCGGCGTGCGGGAAGCGTTGGCGAATTTGGCGGATCGTCTTAGCCATCAGCTGGCTGGTGAGACGGATCCGACGGTGATTCATCAGGTGCTGACGCAGGAGCACCGGGCTGCGCTGGTGGAGCTGTGTGATGGCTAACGCATGGCGCGATGGCTTCATGGATGGGCTGCGCCCTGAGCAACCGCTGACGGTGAGTGAGTGGGCGGATCGTTATCGGCGGCTGAGTAGCAAGGCAAGCGCGGAGCCGGGGCCATGGCGGACGGATCGGACGCCGTATCTGCGAGAGCCGATGGATTGCCTGAGCAGCGAGAGCACGGTGCAGCGGGTGGTGATGATGTTTGCTGCGCAGACAGGCAAGACGGAGGCGGGCAGTAACTGGCTGGGCTATGTGATCGACCACGCGCCGGGGCCGATGTTGTGCGTGCAGCCGACTGTGGAGATGGCGAAACGGCTGAGCAAGCAGCGGCTGGAGAGCATGATTACTGAGACGCCGTGTTTGGCTGAGAAGATCGCACCGGCGCGGGCGCGGGATAGCGGCAACACGATGTTCAGCAAGGAGTTCAGCGGCGGGATCATGCTGCTGACTGGGGCGAACTCCGCCACCGGCTTGCGATCAGCACCGTGCCGGTATCTGTTCTGTGATGAGGTGGATGGATTCCCTAGTGATGTAGACGGGGAGGGCGACCCGGTTGCGTTGGCGGAGCGACGGACGACGACGTTCGCGCGGCGCAAGATCCTGCTTACCAGCACGCCGACCGTGAAGGACTTCAGCCGGATTGAGGCGGAATATTTGCGGAGCGATCAGCGGCGGTTCTATGTGCCGTGCCCAAGCTGCGGCGCGATGGAGTGGTTGAAGTGGGGGCAGCTGAAGTGGGATGACGGCAGGCCGGAGACTGCGCGATATCAGTGTGAGCACTGCAGCGAGCGATTTGAGGAGCTTCACAAGCCGGCGATGTTGCGCCGTGGTGAGTGGCGTGCGACGGCACCGGCAGGAAATGGCAGGACTGCTGGCTTTCAGCTGAGTGGTCTGTATAGCCCGCTGGGTTGGTGTAGCTGGGAACAGCTGGTGGAGGATTTCCTAAGGGCGAAGGGTGATGCGCCGGCATTGAAGGCGTTTGTGAATACGCGGCTGGCGGAGACATGGGAGGAGGACTATGCGGCGAAGATCAGCGCCGATGGACTGATGGAGCGCCGGCTGGATTACAGGAGCGGGCTGTGCCCTGCTGGCGTGGTGCTACTGACTGCTGGCGTCGACGTGCAAGACAACCGGCTAGCGGTGAGTGTGTGGGGATGGGGCGAGGGCGAGACCGGCTGGTTGGTGTGGCATCAGGAGCTGATGGGCGACCCGACGATGACGGAGGTGTGGAGCCAGCTGGATACAGTGCTGGCGACTGAGTGGGAACACGAGAGCGGCAAGACCTTGAAGGTGGCGCAGATGGCCGTGGACTCCGGCGGCCACTGCACGCATGAGGTGTACCGGTATGTACGCGACCGGGTGGGTCAGGGCGTGATTGCGATCAAGGGCAGCAGCCGGCGCAACAGTGCTGCGGTTGGCAAGGGCAGCAAGGTGGATGTGAACTGGCGTGGCCGGGTGATTAAGCGCGGTGTGACGTTGTACCAGCTGGGCACCGACACGATCAAGACAACGCTGTTCGGCCGGCTGCGCCACAACCAAGCGACGGGTGGGCTGCACTTTGGAATGGCTGCTGATGAGGATTACTTCAAGCAGGTGACCAGTGAACGGCAGGCGTTGCGATATCACCGCGGCTTTCCGATTCGGGAGTGGGTAAAGAAAGCGGGAGATCGAAACGAAGCGTTGGATTGCTTGGTGTATGGCTATGCGGCGATGTTGCTTTATGGGCGCCGCATGAATCAGGCAACGATGTGGGAACAGCTGAGAGTGCAGTTAGAGGAGGGCAAGAAGGCACCGCTAAGATCAAGGAAGAAAGCGGCGCCTGCCGCTCCGTCTGCGTTTGTCAGCAACTGGTAGGCCGTGAACATCCCCAGCACAATTCAGGCCGGCGACACGATTCAGTGGCGGGACGTTGAGGGTGTGGACAATCTGGGGAATGTGGTTGGTAGCGCGGACTATTCGCTGACGTATTGGCTGCGCACCAATACAGCGAGTGAGGGTTCGAGCGTTACCGGCACTGCCTACGGGACCGGGTGGGAGTTCACGATCAGCGCAGCGACCAGCGGCGGGTTTGATGCGGGCACCTGGTATTGGCAGGCGATTGCCAGCAAAGCTGGGTCTGTGATCACGCTGGGCGCTGGCCAGCTGACGGTTGAGCGGGCACTGAGCTATGCCGGCACACCGGGCGCGTTTGATGGACGCAGCCAAGCGCAGATCGATCTCGATGCTGTGCAGGCTGCGATCCGCGCAATCATCAGCGGCGGCGCTAAGCAGTACACAATCGGCAGCCGCAGCTTTACGAAGCTGGATCTGGGTGAGCTGATGGAGCGTGAATCTAAGCTGAAGGCTGAGATCAAACGAGAGCAGATGGCGGAGCTGATCGCCAATGGTCTTGGCAATCCGCACAATCTGTTCGTGAGGTTCTGATGGGATTGCGCACGCGGCTGTTTAAGGCGATGGGATTCGAGCCGGTGCGGCCGCGTGCTCGGGCGTATCAGGGTGCTCGCGTTAGCAGGCTGACGGCTGACTGGGTGACCAGCGGCACCAGTGCCGACAGCGAGATTAAGAGCAGCTTTAAGGCGCTGCGCAACCGGGCGCGGCAGCTGTGCAGGGATAACGACTATGCGCGGCAGGCGTTACGGGCGATCCAGAACAATGTGATTGGGCATGGCATCCGCCATCAGGGTCAGGTGCGGATGCTGCGTGGCGGTCGGCTGGATGAGGCGATCAACGGCCAGATCCACGAGCAGTGGGAGAAGTGGATGCACAAAAGCCGTTGTGATGTAAGCGGCATCCTTGGCTTTCACGATATTGAACGCCTGCTGGTGCGCAGCCTGGCCGAAAGCGGTGAGGTGTTCGTGCGGATGATTCGCCGGCCGTTCGGGGATAGCAAAGTGCCATTCGCGTTGCAGGTGCTGGAGGCGGACTATTTGATCGATGACGATGTACCGCAAGCCAAGGATGGCAACACGGTGCGGATGGGCATCGAAGTGGACGGCTATCTACGGCCGCAGGCTTACCACTTCTACGCCAACCATCCGGGTGACACCTACGCGGGCAACCCCCGCACGAATGGCAAACGTGTGCGCGTGCCGGCTGATGAGGTGATTCATCTGTTCCTGCCTGAGCGTCCGGGGCAGACACGAGGGGTCACCTGGTTTGCGTCGGCGCTGATGCGGCTGCACATGCTGCAGGGCTACGAGGAGGCTGAGGTGGTGCGTGCTCGGGCTAGCTCGGCTCTGATGGGATTCATCCAGTCGCCAGAGGGCGAGCTGGTGGGAGACGAGATCTACGAAGGTGAGCGCGTCAGTGAGTTTCAGCCTGGTGTGTTCAAGTATCTGGCGCCTGGCGAAAGCGTCACGGTGCCGGATCTGAATGCACCTGATGGCCAGCTGGAACCATTCACGCGTTCGATGCTGCGAGCTGTGGCTGCTGGCGTTGGTGTGTCGTTCGAAAGCATCAGCAAGAACTTTTCAGAAAGCAACTACAGCAGCAGTCGCCTGAGCCTGCTTGAAGAGCGCGATACCTATCGCGTGCTGCAGCGGTACATGGTGGAGAACTTCCATCAGCAGGTATTTGAGGCGTGGCTTGATATGGCTGTGCTGAGCGGTGCGTTGAGCCTGCCTGGTTATGAGACGAACCCTGATCGCTATCGCGCCAGCCGGTGGGTGCCACGCAGCTGGGAGTGGGTGGACCCGCAGCGTGAGGTGGATGCCTACAAGACCGCCGTGCGCTGTGGCTTCAAGACGCTGGGCCAGGTGATTGCTGAACAGGGCGGCGACCTGGAGGATGTGCTAGTGGCACGTCAGGCAGAACTGGCGATGCTTGACGAAATGGATATCGTCGTTGACACCGATCCGAGCGAAGTCAACAGCGGTGGCGGCGTGCAGCCTCCTGTCGGAATGGGCGCCACTCCTGCGTTTGATGAGACCGATCCTCCGCTAGAGGAAGAGGACTATCAAGAGGAGTCGGTACTAGAGGATCCCACTGAGGCGTTTGAGGATTGATGGCAACCGTCGGAGGCGAGCAGATAGATCTCATGCCTACTGCTGGCATGAAGGAAGAGGCACAGCGATATCGGGACTGGAAAGCAGATGGCGAGGCCGGCGGCACTGAGGTTGCGGCGCGGCGTGCATCGCAGATCCTGAGCGGTGATGAGTTGAGCGCCGACACCGTGATCACGATGGCGGCATGGTTCGCACGCCACGAGGTCGACAAGCAGGGTCAAGGTTTTAACCCTGATGAGGATGGCTATCCATCAGCAGGCCGCGTTGCATGGGCGGCATGGGGTGGCGACCCTGGGCAGAGTTGGGCTACAGCGAAGGCGGATAGAATCAAGGCATTGCAGGATAGAAACATGGAAGAAACGGCGACCGAAGAGCATGTGCTGCGTGCCGAGCCTGATGAGCTAAGTGAGGGCGACTTTGTGCAATGGGACTCCAGTGGCGGCACAGCCCGCGGCCGTATTGAGCATGTGATGCGCGAGGGCACGCTGGGCGTTCCTGATACTGAGTTCAGCATTGAGGCAACGCCAGAGGATCCCGCTGCATTGATCCGCATTTATGCAGAAGGTGAGGATGGCTGGGCTGCGACCGAGACACTGGTGGGCCATAAGTTTTCAACGCTCAGCAAGATCGCTGAGCTGCGTGCCATGCCCGGCATTGGCCGCCACCAGCGGGCAGAGATCACAACTTTCGATGAGGTTGAGGATCGCACCTATGAGTTTCCGTTTAGCTCTGAGTTTCCTGTTGCCCGTTACTTCGGCAATGAGATCCTGAGCCATGAAGCAACGGCTGCCGATCTCAGCCGCCTGAACGATGGCGCACCGCTGCTGTTCAACCACAACCCTGATCGCGTGATCGGGGTGGTCGAGCGTGCATACATCGACAGCAAGCGCCGTCGCGGTTATGCACGTGTGCGGTTTAGCCGGAATCCATTCGCTCAGGAAATCCTGAACGATGTGAAGGATGGCGTTTTGCGAAACGTCTCCTTTGGCTACTCCATCGACAAAATGGAGGAGCGCGGCAGTGGCGACTTTGTTGCTACTGCCTGGTCTCCTTATGAGGTTTCGGTTGTATCGGTGCCGGCTGACCCCGGCGTTGGTATCGGCCGATCCCTTGAGGCCGAGCAAGCTGCCTCGGCAGCACCTACACCTGATCCCATTCCTGTAATGGAAAACTCCACCACCGATCTGGCCGTGGTGCGGGCCGAAGCCGCTGAGGCTGAGCGCTCCCGCATCGCTGGCATTTCTGCACTGTGCGACAAGCACAACATGGCCGACCTTGGCCGCCAGCTGATCGAATCTGGTCGTTCTATCGACGAGGCTCGCGCTGCTGTGCTCGACAAACTCGACATCAAACAGGAGCCTGTGAACATGAGCGCCGCCGAAATCGGCCTGAATGAGAAGGAGAGCCGCAGCTTCTCCTTCCTGCGTGCCATCAACTACCTGGCCAATCCCACTGATCGCTCGGCTCGTGATGCTGCTGCATTCGAGATCGAAGCATCTGATGCTGCTGCTGCAAAGCTCGGCCGTCAGTCCCGCGGTATCACCATTCCCCAGGATGTGCTGCGTCGCGACCTGACCGTTGGCGCTGCTACCGCTGGCGGCAACCTGGTTGCTACTGATCTGGACGCTGGCAGCTTCATTGATCTGCTGCGCAATGCATCCGCTCTGGATCAAGCTGGCGCCACCGTGCTGACCGGCCTGACCGGCAATGTTGCCATCCCCCGCCAGTCCGGCGCTGGTACCGCTTACTGGGTGGCTGAATCCGGCTCGCCTACCGAGAGCCAGCAGACTGTGGATCAGGTCAGCCTGACCCCTAAGACTGTTGCGGCCTTCACCGACTACAGCCGCCGCCTGATGATCCAGTCGTCTATCGACGTGGAGAACATGGTGCGCAGCGATCTGGCCCGTGTGCTGGCACTCAAGATCGACCTGGCTGGCCTCTACGGCACCGGCTCCAACGGCGAACCCCTTGGCCTGAAGCTGACCACCGGCATCGGCACCGAGAACTTCGCCGCTGCAATCCCCACCTTCGCTGAGGTGGTGGCACTGGAGAGCGACGTGGCAACCGCCAACGCACTGCTCGGCAGCCCCGTCTACCTGATGAACGCTGCAATGCGCGGCGGCCTCAAGACCAAAGCCAAGGACGCAGGTTCCGGCCTGTTCGTCATGGAAGGCAACGAAGTGAACGGCTACCAAGGTGTGCTGTCCAACCAAGTTGAATCTGGTGATCTGTGGTTCGGCAACTTTGCTGATCTGATCATTGGCTACTTCTCTGGCCTGGATCTGATGGTTGACCCCTACACCCACAGCACCTCCGGCACCGTCCGCGTGGTTGCGATGCAGGATGTGGACATCGCCGTTCGCCACCCTGAATCCTTCAGCCGCGGCAACGATTCCCTCTGATCATGTTGATCCGCGTCCTTAGGCAGACGATGCTGAGCGGACGTGTGGCAAACGTCGGGGAAGTCCTAGAGGCTTCCCCTTCTGATGCCAGGCTTCTGATCGGTATTGGCAAAGCTGTTGAAGCTGCTGTCGCACCTGTCAAGATTGAAGAGCCAGTAGAGGCTCCCACCCCTAAATCAGCGCCTAAGCGCAGGAGATCTACCCAATGACCATCCACAACCTCGGATCGAAAACCGATCTGCTGAGCATCCACAACAACGCAGTGGTTTCTGCTACTGGCGCTGGCACCCCCGCCAACGTTGACCTAGTGGACTATGAGGGCGACGTTGCCTTCATCATCGATGCTGCTGCTGCCGGTTCTGGCGTCACCCTGACTGCCAAGATCCAGCACAGCAACACCACCACTGCCGGCGATTTCGCCGACGTGACTGGTGGCGGTTTTACCGCTGCTGCGGCTAACACTGCCTTCCGCGAGAAGATCTACCTGAACAGCAACGATCTGCGTCGCTATGTTCGCGTGCTCTTCACCGTGACTGGTGGCAGCGGCACTGGTGCTGTGTCGGTTCAGGCCCTCGGCTCCAAGAAGTACAGCTGATGGCACTCACGGAAGATCTCGATATCTTCCTGGCAGATTTCGGCGTCAGCTGCACAGCTGGCGCCGTTACTGCACTGGGCATCTTGGATATGCCGAGCCAGGTGCTGGCTGATGGCATGGTGCTGAGCACTGACTACACACTGACGGCTAAGGCGTCCGATTTCGGAAACCTAAGCCGCGGCAGTTCAATCACTGTCGCAACGGTCGCCTACACCGTGCGTGACGTGATGCTGCTAGACGATGGCAAGTTTGTTCAGATCGGGCTTCAGAAGACATGAGCGGTCCTTTCAAGGTCAACACTCGCAGCCAGTGGGCATCGCTGAATCCTGTGCTGATGGCAGGAGAGCCTGGCCTTGAAAGCGACACCAAGAATCTGAAGATTGGCGATGGACGGTCCTCATGGGACAAGTTGCCGTATCACGGCTGCCCTGGGTACTGGGGATCCTTCTGGGATGAAACCTCGCAGGTAGCAACCTTGGCCAACACGGCCTATCCCATCAAGCTGCGGCAATCAGACACAGCCAGCCGCGGCGTAAGGATCATTTCAGATGGCCGGATCACTGTTGATCATCCGGGCATCTATAGCTTCACCTTCTCGATCCAGTTCAGCAATAGCGACGCCCAGATCCACGACATCAACGTCTGGCTTCGCAAGAACAATGAAGGCAGCCTTGGTGATGTGCCTGCCAGTGACAGCCGCTTTAGCATCATCTCAAGCCACGGCGGCGTTGATGGCAACGTGATTGGAACAGTGAATTTTGTGCTGGGCTTGACCACCAACGACTACATCGAGCTGATCTGGTCAACGACCAACGTTGCCGCGTATATCCACGCAGAGCCAGCTGGCAGCACTCCCACGCATCCCAGCATCCCAGGCATCATTTGCACAGTGGTTCAGGTGGCGTCAGCATGACAACCAAGCGCGAATCAATCCTGGCTCAGATCGCTACAACGCTGGCTGGCACCACCGGCGTCAGCACGCGCATCTACCGCAGCAGGGTGGAACCATTGGCGCGTGGCGAAAGCCCGGCCATCGTGATCGAACCGATCAACGACACTGCCGAGCAAAACACCAGCCTGCCCACGCTGGACTGGAGCCTGACGGTACGGATCGCTGTGATCGTGCGCGGCAACGTGCCAGATCAGCAGGCTGATGCCACGGTTGAATCGCTACACAGCAAGATCATGGCCGACCTAACGCTCGGCGGTTATGCGATTGATGTGCAGCCGCGATCCGTCAGCTTTGAGATGGTTGAGGCCGATCAGCCAGCCGGCGTAATTGGCTGCGAATATCTCGTGCGTTATCGCACTTCAGTCACGAATCTGACTACAAGCTGAGCCAGCTACGATGGATTGAAAGATTCCATCCGGCCTTTAGCCATGCCGCTGCTTTCTCGCCGCCAGCTGCTGCTGGCTGAACTGGAGGTTACTTACGGGACGGACCCTACACCGACCGCTGGTAGCAATGCGATCCTGGTTCGCAATATTGAGGTGACGCCGCTTGAGGCTGAGACTGTTAGCCGTGAATTGATCCGGCCTTATCTCGGCCAATCTGAGCAGCTGCTGGCGCAGACTCGGGTGCTGATTAACTTTGAGGTAGAACTGGCTGGCTCCGGTACCGCCGGCACCGCTCCCGCCTATGGCCCGTTGCTGCGTGCTTGCAGTTTCACTGAGACGGTGAGCGCTGGCGTGAGCGTAACCTATGAGCCCAACAGCGACGCATCGCCTAAGTCCGTCACCATCTACTTCAACAACGATGGCGTGCTGCATAAGGCAACCGGCTGCCGTGGCACGTTCTCGCTGAACTGCACCGTGGGTGAGATCCCCACGATTGCGTTTGAGTTCACCGGCATCTATAACGCGCCGACCGCATCGGCCATCAGCGCCCCCACCTACGCCAATCAAGCCGATCCTGTGGTGTTCAAGCAGGGCAACACTACCGGCTTCCAAGTGTTCAGCTATGCCGGCTGCCTTCAGAGCTTCAGTCTTGAGCTGGCCAATGAGATCGTCTACCGCGAGCTGGTGGGCTGCACTAAGGAAGTGCTGATCACGAACCGCGCCCCTGCTGGCGAGGTGATGATCGAGGCTGTCCCCGTTGGCACCCACAACTTCTTCACGGATGCCACCGGCAACAGCACCGGAAACTTGACTTTCCAGCATGGTCAAACGGCCGGCAACATCGTGACCTTCACGGCCGGACAGATCGATCTGGGCAATCCGTCCTACAGCGATGAGGATGGGATTCAGATGCTGACCCTGCCGTACATTGCCACCCCGACCGATTCGGGCAATGATGAGCTAGAGATCGTCTACACCTGATCGCGTGGCTTTTGTCCTAAAGCAGTCCGACTCCTACACCTGGCCGGTCAGCATCAAGCTGCCGGCCAACGGTGGCAAGAGGGAACGGCAGACCTTTGATGCTGAGTTCAAGCGCTTGCCTCAGAGCCGCATCAATGAGATGCAAGAGCTGGTACAAAAGCGCCTAAAAGCCTCTGAGCGTGGTGAGGAGCCAGCTGTGGATATCAGCGATCAGAGCATTGCAGACGAGATACTGGTTGGTTGGGAGGGCATTGTCGACGGCGATGGTGAGCCCGTGCCATTCAGCCAAGCAAGCAAAGCCATGTTGCTGGATGTACCGATGATGGCGCCAGCGCTGATCAATGCGTTCTTTGAGTCGCTGGTTGAGCTGAAAAGAAAAAACTGATCGGGGCCGCTGAGCACTGGGTGGCTGGTACTGAGATCGACGAGACAGCTAAGGATGCGGCTGTGCTTGGCATTGCACCACCACCCAGTAAGGCGGCCAAGAATTATGAGGTGATCGAGGAGGCATGGCCGGCAGTGCGCATGTTCCTGAAGGTGCAGACGCAATGGCGCGCTGATAGCGGCGCGATCATTGGTTTGGACTATTCGGCAGTGCGGTGGGCGTTCGAGCTGTATGGCGCCGACAATCCGGCTGAACTGTTGAGTGATCTGCAGATCATCGAGGCTACAGTGGTGGAAGCCGTCAACAAGCGCAAGAGCTGACCTATGGCGCTGGATATGACAACGGCCTTGACCATTAAGGCCAAGGTTGACGGCATCAACCAGATCCAAGGGCTGGAAAAGGCGCTCGGCGCTGCTGACAAGCAGGCCAATGGACTTGGCACAGCATTCAGCAAGCTTGGCGGTATAGCAAAAAGTACGGGAGCGTTGCTCGCTGGTGTTGGCACAGCGGCCGTTGGCGGCCTTGCGGTGCTTGGTAAGAAAGCCATTGATAGCGCCGACAATCTGAACGATCTCAGTCAGAGGACTGGCGTTGGCGTTGAAGCGCTTAGTAAGTTTGGTGCTGCTGCTGAAGATAGTGGCAGCAGCTTGGATGAGGTTGCCAAGGCAATGGGCAAGCTTGCCAAGGGCATTGTTGATCCTGCATCAAAGGCAAATGAAGCGCTGAGATCGATTGGCGTCAGCTCTGTAGATGCCAGGGGCAAGGTACGGAGCGTTGATGAAGTGATGCTGGACATTGCAGATAAGTTCAGCAAACTCCCTGATGGTGCGCAAAAGACTGCACTGGCGATGGAGATTTTCGGTAAATCAGGAGCCAACCTGATTCCGATGCTTAATGGTGGCCGCGAGGCAATGAGCCAATACAGCGCAACTATCACCACTGATATGGCACAGGCTGCCGATAAGTTCAACGACGCGATCAACATGATCATGCGTGAACTAGCGGGGCCGTTCAATCAAGCGATCACAGCATCTTTGCCATACATCACGCAGCTAGCGATGCAATTGGGTGAGTCCTTGCCTGGTGCGGTTCAAGCCCTGACACCGATCATCACCGGGCTGCTACAGGGGCTAACACAGCTTGGTCAATGGTTCGGCACGCTTAGCCCGCAGGCTCAAACCTTTGTTGTCAGTGCTGCTGGATTGACGGCTGCGTTCATTGCGCTTGCGCCTGCCGTCACGGCGATTCTTGCTGTATTTACGAGCCTTGGCCCATTGCTTGCTGGAATTCCTGCTGTCATTGCAGGATTCGCCGGAGCTATCGGCCCATTGGTTGCGGCACTGGGCAGCTTGGGGCAAATCTTAATCGGCGTCTTCACCGGCCCTGTTGGCTGGGTGGCGCTCGCTGTTGCTGCTGGCGTGGCGATCTACGCATTCCGCGATCAGATCGGCCAGGCGTTCAAGGCGATTGGCGCGGTGCTGCAGCAGGCAGCGCAGGGCTTCAAGACGGTGTTTATCGATCCGGTCGTTAAAGGATTCCAGGCTGTTGTGCAGTTTGTGAACGTGAGCTTTGTGCAGCCGCTTAGCCAAGCAATCACCCAGTTGGTTCAGATTCC